TCAAAGGTCAAGATGCACAAGATGCACAATTCGAAGATGCAATGACCGACTTTCACATTCATCAGTTTGAAGAAATGAATTTTCAATCTAAGACAGCTGCTTTCATTAAAGCAATGCTATTAGATGGTACTGCTTTTGCAAAAATCCCATATCGATACAAAGAAAAAAAAACCATGCGACGTGTAACAGAAGTTGATCCTGTTAGCGGAGTAGCAGTACAAGTAAAACGTCCTGTGCTGGAGGTACTATTTGATGGACCGGATATGGAACTTATTCCAATTTATGATTTCTTCCCTGACTGGACTATTAAGCGTCCGGGGGATGTTGCTAATATGCGCGGCTGTGTTCATCGCACTTATAAAACCTTGGCCGCCATTAAGAATAACCCCCTCTACAAAAACACAGAAGAAGTCCAAGTAAGCACAGACGTAAAAGGTGCTGATGCATGGGCTAGACCATATTATAGTGATGCCTATCGAGATGAATTTGATCGATTAAATGACAACGAAAAAGGTGTCAAAGAAGAAGGCAGCATTGAAATTTGGGAATACTGGGGTTTATTTGATCCTAATCAGGATGGTAAGTTTGAAGAGTATATCATCGTTGTAGCAAATGGTGATGTAGTTTTACGCTGCGAAGCTAACTTCTACGACTATAAGTTTAAGCCTTTTGTAGCTTGCCCCAACTATATCAGAGAATCCGAATTTTATGGTATCCCAGAACTCATGGCAGTTCGATCTCTTATTAAAGAGGCTAACACACTGCGTAATGCCCGCCTTGATAATATCAACTTGTCTGTTAATCCCATGTGGATTGCTGATCGCGCAGCTGGCATTAACACAAAAAGCTTATTCGCTCGTCCTAATGGAGTTATTTGGACTAACGATATTAATGCAATTAAGCCGCTTCCTCCAATGGACCCATCAATTGGTTCTCGTGAGGAAATGGCGTTTATACAAAACGATATACAGAACGCGACGGCTTTGGTCAACGCAGCGCCGGTTGCAACTAATCTCGGAAAACAGTTTGGTCGTTCTGCTACTGGTGTTAATTTTATTCAAAGTTTTGCAAGTTCTCGTGTTAGCTTAAAAGCTAGAATGTTATCTGAAATGTACTTTAAACAAGTCGCTAAGATAATGCTTTTAACAAACCGACAGTTTGTAACCGAAGACAAATGGGTTAGAGTAATGGACCCCAATTCTCCAAATCCATTTGTTCAATTACCAGCGGATGCATTTTTCAGGGCCTTCGATTTCGTAGTCGAGACGACGCTCGATACCGGAGGCCCAGAGGGGCAGTTTCAAAAGATACAAACAGTATCTCAAATCCTACAAGCTATTGAAAGTTCTCAACCAGGAACAGTCAAAAGCGAAGTGTTACTTGAGGCTTTACTCAGACCGTTATTAGGTCGTCAAGTAAAACGTTTTGTAAACTCTGCAGAAGAAAGACAACAAATGCAAATGCAGCAATTGGCAGCTCAACAAGCTGTTAATGCTCAACAAGGTATGGCTGCACCACAACCTAATGCAGGTCAACCAAATTTAAATGTTGTTCCAAACCAAGATGTTTTAGCCACACTAGGATTAGGATAATATGTTATACGAAAACGAAAAGATTCAATTATGGAATCCAGAAACCGGAGAGTTATCTGGAAAAGACGAAGTAGTTGAAGAAGAAGTCACACGTATAATTGAAGAAGGTTTAGCATTATCTACCCTAAAAGGACATTCAGGGTGGAAAATTATTGAGAATTTATTGCTTGCTACTACAACTGACTTGAAAGATAAGTTAGCTTATGAGCAAGATATAGAAAAGATTAGACGCCTGCAAGAGGCTATAAAGGCTTACCAAAATGTCTTAACTTTTGTCGATTATAAAATCGCAGAAGGAAAGGCTTTGGAAGAAAACAACCAGGCCCCCATTGAGGGATAACCTGATATTAAGGAGTCTAACATGCAAGACGAGAAAATCGCGCAACCGCAAGCGACCTCGCAAGAAAGCGTGGCTCAAGCTGCAATTGAGCCTCAGACCCAGGAGATCTCTGCTTCTGGTCAATCTGTAGCAGCGGAAGAGGCAAACGCAATTCCACAAAAATTTGTGGGTAAATCTCCACTGGAGATCATCCACGCATATCGCGAGCTTGAAAAAGAACGCGGTAGATTAGCGTCGGAGTTAGGTTCTACTCGAAAAGAGAGAGAGTCTCTGGAAGAGCAATATCGCAAACTTGAGCAAGAGCGCATGTCTGCGATGCAAATGCCTACCCAAAGACCAGCTAAGGTAGTCGAACTAGAACAAGAAGTGGACCCTGTAACTGTCTTCGAATCTAAGTTTGAAGAAGATCCGAAAGAAGCTATTAAGCTTGCGCTTAAAGAGCTTAATCAATCGGTATCTTCCAAATTTAAGAAACAGACTATTCAGCAAATTCAGGCCGAAGGTGCTGATTATTACTGGAGACAAAAGAAGGAAAATCCCGACTATTCTAGACGAGAACCTATAATGCAACAGCTTGCTGCCGAACTGCAAGATGTAATTAAACCTGAGTATTTAAACTCTGTAAAGTTTTTAAAAGCTCTAGATGTTATGTCTCGTGGAATGGATGTAGATTACTACTCAAAGCAAGCAGTTGAGCGCGTACAGAAGGAAGGTCTTTCTGTGCGATCTGAAAAACAACGTGCTCAATCTGAGTCTGCCGTATCCAATGGTGATACTTCTGTCGCTTTCGAAAAACTATCTTTAGATGAAATGCGCAGAGCTTTAGGCAGAGCAGATGATTGAGTAATTCTGGAGTAAAACATGGCAACTTCAACAACACTTACAAATGCAGCAAATCTGCATCTGTATTATGAAAAAAAGCTGCTCAGCACTCTTGAACCTCGTCTTGTTCTAATGCCTCTTGGAAAAAAACAAAGACTTCCACAAGGAAATGGCAAGCAGGTAAAGTGGCTGCGCTATTCTGCAATCTCTGGTTCAACCAGTACTTTATCCGAAGGAACACCTCCGGTTGAAGTATCTTTCTCAACCTCTAACGTTACTTCTGACATTCAACAGTACGGTCAGTATGCTAAAGTATCTGATTTACTATCTGATACAGCAATTGATCCAGTGTTGGAAAACCTCTCTGAGCGTTTCGGTATTGCTGCTTCTAAGACAATTGAAGAACTCATTGTCTCTGAACTCGCAAATAACTGTGCAAATCAGAACGTAAACAACAGAGCTAACTTCGCTGCTATTCAAGCAAGTGATGTTATCAATCACAAAGAACTCATCGAAGCTATGATTCGTCAAAAGGCCGCTTTCATCGGACCTCACGAGTCGGGTGATTATGTTGTAGTTCTGCACCCAAGAGCAGAATATGACTTGATGGTCTATGATCAAGCTGGTGGTTGGTTAGATATCAACAAAAATGTAGACAACAAGCCATTGTTAAATGGTCAAGTTGCTCGCATGTATGGAATGAAATTCCTCGTATCTGACAAGATGTTAACCTCTGTTGGATCTGGACAAGGTGGAATTGATGTTCACCAGTCATTCGTCATTGGCGAAGAAGCATTTGGAGTAGTTGAGCTTAACGGCGAATCTATGAAAATGTTTATTAAAAAGCATGGTTCCGCTGGGGCTAACGATCCTTTGGATCAGTATGCAACAGTTGGATACAAGATTCACGGCTTTGCTGTGAAATTTCTTGATGCAGGTTCTAAGCGAGTAATCGCTATTAACGGAGCATCTGGAATCTAATGTTCTATGGGTAGGGAGGGGGTAACTCCTCCCTGCTTCTTAATGTTTACTTTAATACCGTTAAATCAACCAAAAATGCTACTAACAGACTTACAATACAAGTTACGAAGAATAGACACTAGACTGTATATTGACACTAGTAAGCCATTTGTTAGAGAAAATGGTTTAAAGTTTAGCCCTTTATATTTAAAAAAAGCATATCGCGTTGACGTAAATGTACAAAAAACAGACAGAAATATTGTAAATACTAAACATGCCGATTACTTAGACGCTTTAGAACGTGGGGAAATGGATACCTATATAACTGCGATTTGTCTTGACTTTATCCCAGAATATGATATAT